TTGTACGGAATCCTCGACCAATCCGTACTCACTTACTAAGGAGAAAACATGACAGCAAACGCTGGCTATCACGCATACGCAACAGGAGACGTGCTGACTGCTGCACAGGTTCAATACAACCTGCAAAATCAGACTGTCATGTACTTCGCCACCACTTCTGCTCGTACCACTGCCATCGGATCAGTAACGGTAGAAGGCATGGTCACATATATTCCGGCTAACGGGCTGGAGTATTACAACGGCACTGCTTGGACTGGGGTATCAAATCCCGGTGACATCACCGACGTTTTAGCTGGTAAAGGCTTAACTGGTGGTGGCACTTCTGGATCAGTAACTCTTGCATTAGGCACTACCGCCAAAGGTGATCTTGTTGCCGGTAGCGGCACGACTACTGCCGCCGCCCTTACCGTGGGAGCCAATAACACTGTTTTACAAGCTGATTCGACTCAAACTACTGGGCTTAAATACTCAACTCCAGCGGCCGTTGTTGGCAATATCGTTACTGCTAAAGGTGATTTAATTGCTGCAACGGCTTCGGGAACTGTCAGCAATTTAGCCGTTGGCACTAACAATCAAGTTTTAACCGCTGATTCAACTGCTGCTACTGGCTTGAAATGGGCTACGGCAACGAGTGGCGGTATGACTTTACTGAGCACAACCTCAACTGTAACGGGGGCTGCTTACACAATCAGCAGCCTTGCAACTACATACAATGCTTTGTATTTACTTTGGGATGGCTTATCTTGCACGGCTGGTTCAAGCATCACTATTGGCTTTGCTGGTGGTACTGGTACAGGTGGTGGTGTAACACAAAGCGCAGTTGCAATTGGACTCTCAGGTGCAACAAACTGGAAAATTGTCAATGACACACAGGCATCAGGAAATTGTGCTCAGATGTGGATTTACAATTATGGGGCATCAAATGCTAAACCATTACAAAGTGTTTCAGGTGGCGTATCAGCAGGTTATCGTGGCAGCGGTTATATGGGCTTTACAGATTACGCATCACCAATTACAACTTTTACGGTAACACTTTCAGCGGGAACATTCAGCGCAGGCACACTTAAAGTATATGGAGTAAGTTAATGAGCAGACCAGTTATCACTATCCACAATGCTGTATTAGATGAAATTGAAGTTCGCGAAATGAACAACACAGAACTAGCGGCTTATGACGCAGAAGTTGCTAATGCAATTGCCGAAGCGCAAGCGCAGGCAAAGGCAGAAGCCGACAAAGCAGCACTATTGACACGACTAGGCATTACTGCCGATGAAGCAAAGTTGTTGCTATCCTAAATGTCTAAATACGCACAAGGCACATTAGCTAGGATGATTGAAGTTGCCCTAGTTGAGGTCGGCACGATTGAAGGCCCCAAAGATAATGAGACAAAGTACGGGGCTTTTACCAAGCGCAATTTCTTGCCGTGGTGTGGATCTTATTTGATGTGGTGCGCCCATGAAGCCGGAGTCAACGTGCCGGACTGCGTATCAACCATCGACGGGGCTAATCACTTCAAGTCAACAAACCACTGGTTCACAACACCTGCCATTGGTGATTTTGTATTTTTTGATTTTGTCAACGATGGCAAAACGGTGATTCAACACGTAGGGCTGGTCATCCGTGTCAATCAAGACAAATCCATCGTCACTTGCGAAGGCAACACCTCACCGGCTGGCTCACAAGCCAATGGCGGTCAGGTCATGCTCAAGACACGTGACCTCGGAGCCAAATCCTTTGTGGTCGGGTATGGGCGACCTGTCTACAAAGCACCTACTGCACCTACTAAGGAGACACCATGAATCCAAAACTCAAAGCCGCTGGACTTTCATATTTACGCGCCGCAATCTCTTGCGCCGGAGCGTTGTATTTGTCCGGCATAACTGATCCAAAAGTTCTAGCTAACTCGTTTATTGCAGCTCTTATTGCACCTGTACTTAAAGGCGTCGATACAAGCTCTAAAGATTACGGCTTAGGCTCAAAGTAAATGACTCAAGCCCAGTCGTATGTTGCAGTGCTATTGGGGATAGCATCGCTGTGTGCTTTTGCGGCTGGGCTTGTTCGCCATCTCGTTAAATATTACCTGCATGAGTTAAAACCCGATTACAACGGTGGGCATAACCTACGTGGTCGAGTAGATCGCATAGAGGTGCAGGTCGATAAGATTTATCAAATGCTGGTGGAGCGTCCGTAAAAACTCTTGATTGCAGATTGTTGAGACTCACTGCGCTGTTGCGTTATTGGCCGCGTATCTAACCCGGGCTGACTTACCGAAGCGCTCAACCAATGTTTATTATCAGCCCATAGCTCTAAGGCGTGTTTAGCGTGTTCCACAAAATAGGCCATATCTCGACCTCGCAGTGAGAGTACAAACTCAGTCTCTACTAGCTTTGAGTTTTCTCGAAGCCACTGCATACCGACGATAAGTAAGTCACCGGGGTTGATAGCTCTATCATCTTCGCCAAATCCATAACAGCTCAGGCGACCTTCCATTTTATTGTGGCTTGTAACTTCTACCCTGCCACTGGGTTGCATGCGTGGGGCTGACATGGCTAAACCTTTCGTTAGAACCCCGGCGTGTCGGTACTTCCATAATGTCCGGGCTTTGCTATACCCTTGTGGCGTACCACACACCGTTAGGCTAAGGGCATCTAACGAATAACTAAATAAGAGCGGCTCGTTTTGTGATAATCCGAGACGTTACATTATGTAAAGTTAAAATAGGCTTAAAACACCTACACCAGCTTTACATAACCTTATTAAGTTTTCTTTCAGCCCTTACTCCTGACCTTAACATCAAGGGGCTGAAAATGAAATTTGAGATACCAGTAATGCTCTGGTTAATAGCTTTAATAGTGCTAGCCATGCTAGCCGGATACTCCATAGGACACAAAGACGGTTACAAGCAAGGCACACAGGTCGGCTACCGCCGCGGTTCTAAGTCGGTAAGCCAATGAGTTTTTTAGACAATTATGAAGATGTCAATGCTCGCATTAAACGCTTTCGTCATGAGTTTCCAGCTGCACGGTTGGTAGCAACGATTGAAGATATGAACCTTGCCGAAGGTTGGATTCTATTTAAGGCCGAAATTTATCGTGAATATGAAGATCACGTGCCATCGGCTACCGGTTATGCCTACGGTCACGTCGGTACATATCCAGCCAACATGAAGAAATGGTTTGTCGAAGATACAGAGACGTCCGCTTATGGCCGTGCTATTGCAGCTTTGATTCCAACCGATACCCGGGCAACTAAGCAAGATATGGAACGGGTTGAGTATTCAAAGCCAGCCATACCCAGCGATGATCTTTGGGCCACTCTTACGGTTAAACAGACCGAGACTGAGACTGGTACCCAACACGTAGGCAATGTACTCACATTGGTACAAGAGAGAGTCTTAGATGAGCCGCCACACCCAGCCCCTACCCCACAGCCACCACACTGCCGTCACGGTGAGATGCTGTTCAAGTCCGGAACATCCCAAAAGACTGGTAATCCATACACAGGTTATACGTGTAAATCTACGGATCGATCCGACCAATGCAAACCAGTGTGGTTATGACAAAAAATCAGTTTGTAAAACTCTTAGTCATAATTGAACTGATATTGCTCATTGCATTAGTAATCATGGTGCGACATGGGTGAAATTACATTCATAGCTAATGGTTTTGCTACCACAATCCACGACGATGGTTCAAAGACGACCACTCCCCTAGTTTTCTGCGATGTCTGCCAAGAGATGTGTGAATCACTCGGTGGACGCGATGTAATGATGTTGGGCGAAAAGGTAATGTGGCAATGCTCGAAGTGTCGCAAATAGCCAAAGTCGTGCTGGATTACTCGCAAGAGACTCAGGCACACACGATTGGACTCAAGCGAGTTACTGAGATTGGTGGTCGGGCCGACCATCATTCGCGTCATGACAAGCGAATCAACTTTCACGAGTACGTGAGTCAGAACGCTGAGGCCGTAGGTTCAGAAATTGCAGTGGCGATGTATTTCAACGTCCGTAATTTTGTGCCTACGGTCAATACTTTTAAGAATGAAGCTGACATTGGCAGCAAGGTTGAAGTCAAATGGACAAAATATGACAACGGCCATCTCATCATCTCAGCTGGTGAACGCGACCAAGATGTAGCTGTACTAGTTACCGGGCGCTCGCCTGTCTACCTGATTGCCGGATGGTTTCCCGTGCAATGGGCTAAAAAGGCTAAGTATTTCAATCCTTTAGACAACAACTTCTGGGTTAATCAAAGGGATTTGTTGCCTATCAAAGATTTGAGGAAATCCATCTATGGATCCAGTGCGCTTTGAATGTCGCAAATGTAAAAAAATCACCGCTCAAATAGAGCGAATTGTTACCGATAACCTGCCGCCTAATGTGAAGGTGCTGCAATGCACGGTTTGTGGCGTTATGGGCGTATGCCTGTTGGATGAGGCTATTTGATGCAAAATAGCTTATTTAACGTGGTCAACGAAAATGTAACCTCTGATGATTATTACACGCCTAAATGGTTATTTGATTTGCTTGGCCTTGAATTTGATATAGACGTAGCGGCTCCCGTTCAAGGCATACCGTGGATTCCGGCTAAACGTTGGTTTAGTCAAGCTGACGACGGTCTCGCTCAGGACTGGGGCGGGGCTTTGGTGTGGATGAATCCACCGTTTAGTAAGCCGGGCCCGTGGATAGACAAATTCATAGAAAACAATAACGGTATTGCTTTAGCTGTTGTTTCTCGTTCTAAATGGTTTCACAAAATATGGGATTGTGCCGATGCCATAATGGCAACTCCAGTGGATTTGGAGTTTGTGAGGCCTACCGGGTCTGGTATGAAAATCTCGTATCAAACTTTCTTATTCGCTTTGGGTAAAACGAGCGTTGAGGCGTTACACAAAACTAAATTAGCAAGGGTACGCTGATGCGACACGCCGCTCTGACCAGCACTTATGCAAATGTACTTGACTCGCCGGTGTACGCTGGACGCATACAGGGGCAGAAAGAGAAGACTCCTCAAAAAGAGACTCACTCAAACTCCTATAAATCGATTGATAAATCGCGAACTAAATCAATCGTACTTCTGCTCTTAATACTCCTACAAATGGCCATACCTATGCCTTCATTTGGTGAAGGTTATTCAATCGATCAGTTAAGGGTATATGCACATTCTAGGATTGTTAGCTTTAATGAGTTCTTATGCTTTGACTCCATCATTATCAAGGAGTCTCATTACAACTACTTAGCTCATAATGGCAACGCTTACGGTATAGGCCAGATGCAGTCTAAGTATTACCAGTCACGTGACCCATACACACAGATAGACCTGACCATCAAGTACGTGCATACACGCTATAAGACTATGTGTGATGCACTGACCTTTCATCGAAAGCATGGCTACTACTAATGACTGCTAAGAAGCAAGACCCTAGAATCTCACGCAAGTACAAGGCTATTCGTTTGAAAGTATTATTGCGCGATAACTATGTGTGCTTCTATTGTGGTGCTGATGCAACACAGGTAGATCATGTCATTGCAATATCTAAGATGGGTGATGCCTATGACATGGACAACATGGTGGCTGCGTGTAAGAGCTGCAATGTAGCTAAAGGTGCACGCTCACAGGGGTTTTTTCTACAGCGAAAGGCTAC